TAGCGTTTATATTAAAATATTTATATTCTATTAAGATTTCAAATAATCTTATTTCCAAAAAACAAAATTTAAGGAGAAAAATGGCAAAATCAGACTTGCTTAAACAAGCAATCGCTGATGCAAAAGCTGTTAAAGAAACTGCTTTAGCAAACGCAAAGATTGCTTTACAAGAAGCATTTTCGCCAAGAATCAAAGAAATGTTAGCTACTAAACTAACAACTGAGATTGAAGGCGAGGATGAAGAAATGGCCGGTGCAGCTGTAGATACAGGTGTAGAGGCAGGAACAGAAGAGATGGGTGGTGATGATTTTACTTGGACAGATGATTCATTGTCAGCATCAGTTGGTGGTAATGATTATTCTTTTCAAGTAGGAATGGCAGGTGAAGACGGCGAAGAAATGGTATCTGATGAAGAACCAGCATCTGAAGAAGAAATGTCTGCTGAGTACAACGAAGGTATGGATATGGAAGATGCACCTGAAGATCTAAATCTAGAATCAATCATCCGAGAATTAGAAGATGATATGATGGCAGGAGAAGATGAATTGGATGTTGATATGCCAAACGAAGGGATGTATTATGAGGAAGAAGATGAGGATATGACTAACGAAATGTATGAAGAAGAAGAAGATGTTAATGAAATCATCGAATCGATTCTTCGTGAAATGGATGCCGAAGAAGATCCAAATGCATATGCACCAGAAGGTGATGTAATGCAAGAAATGGAAGATGAATTGGTAGCTAAAGATCAAGAACTTCAAGAAGCATATCGAACAGTTAAACGTCTTCAATCAGTTATCAATGAAGTAAATCTTCTTAATGCTAAACTTCTTTACACTAACAAGTTGTTCCGTAACTTTGAATTGACTGAAGCTCAAAAAATGAAAGTAATTGAAAATTTTGATAGAGCAGGAAATACAAGGGAAACAAAATTAGTATTTACTACATTGGCAGAAAGTTTTGCTCGTCCAAAAACTAAGAAGCGAATGGTTAAAGAGTCTTATTCTGCGGCTTCTAGACCATCTGCAACTACAGCGCCAAGCGTAGAAACAACACAAGTTTTATCTGAAGGCTTCGAAATGGCTAACAGATGGAAAAAAATTAGCAGGATTATTATAATAATAAAAAAACAAAAACAAAGGAAAAAAAATGAGTATTTCAAACTTACTTCAAACAAATGACTTTGTTCAACGAAACAATGCAAAAGCTTTGGCTGCAAAGTGGGAGAGAACGGGTCTATTAGAAGGTCTTCGCGGTGAGACTGAACGTGCCGGTATGGCACAATTGCTTGAAAACCAAGCACGTCAATTAGTAAAAGAAGCTTCTGCAACAGGAACATCAGCTGGTTCAGAAGAGTGGGCAGGTGTAGCACTTCCATTGGTACGTCGTATTTTTGCTGAATTTGCTGCAAAAGAATTCGTTTCAGTTCAACCAATGAACTTGCCATCGGGTCTTGTATTTTATCTAGACTTTAAATATGGTACAGCTCAACCTGGATTTGATGCTGATAATAATAACCGTACCGGTGATCCATTTGGTTCTCCAAATGCTGATGACTCAATGTTTGGTGTTACCACTACAGCAGGTGACCCAAGCGGCGGTCTTTATGGAGCAGGACGTTTTGGTTATTCAATCAATGCATACACTTCATCAGCTGTAACTGCTGCAACTGGATCTACTCCAACCGTAGCTCAAATCAATGGTGATACTACATATTCAGGTTCAGCTAATTACAAAATGTTAACAGTTAACATTCCAACCGATGCTGACCTATATGCAGTTCGTTCATTTACATTAGCATCTGGTTCTGGTGCTGCTGAAATTGTTCCAGTTCAAGCATTTTCGACTGTGAATTCTAACTTCACTGCATCATTTGTATTATCTGGTTCTGCTCAATTTGCAGCAGTTCAATTAGCTATCGATGCTGGTAATTTAAAAATCAATTATAGCAAACAGCCTACAGATATTACTAGAGGTGATTTTGAAGACAATAAAGGTGCTTACGGAAACGGATACAACACTGATATCGATATTCCAGAAATTAACCTTGAAATGCAGTCTAACCCAATTGTTGCTAAAACACGTAAGTTAAAGGCTGTATGGACACCTGAATTCGCTCAAGACCTTAATGCATATCACTCAATTGATGCTGAGGCTGAATTGACTTCAATGTTGTCTGAGTATGTATCAATGGAAATCGACCTTGAGATCCTTGATATGTTGATTTCAGCAGCTCCAACAACTGAATATTGGTCAGCTCGAAACAACACAATTTTTGATGGTACTGCATTTACAACTTTGGCAGCTGGTACAGCTAACCAAAATTTAGGTGATGGATTCTATAACACCCAAGGTGGATGGTTCCAAACTTTAGGTACAAAACTTCAAAAAGTATCTAATAAAATTCACCAAAAAAACATTACGTGGTGGTGCTAACTTCTTAGTAACGTCTCCAGCAGTTGCAACTATCCTTGAGTCTATCCCAGGATTTGCTGCCGACACAGATGGTACTAAAATGGAATTTGCTGCCGGTGTACAAAAAATTGGTGCAATCAACAACCGTTATACCGTTTACAAAAACCCATACATGAAAGAAAATGTAATCTTGATGGGCTTTAGAGGTTCTCAGTTCCTTGAAACGGGTGCGGTATTTGCTCCATATATTCCGTTAATCATGACTCCACTTGTATACGATCCAGTTAACTTCACTCCACGTAAAGGTGTGATGACTCGTTACGCAAAACAAGTAGTTCGTCCTGAATTCTACGGAAAAGTATACGTTCACGGTCTTAACACGC